CAACTCCGTACCGCTCTTGCATAGTTTCATTATATTTAGTTCTTATCTCATCTGAACTCCATCCTATACCACCATATTTATTCTTTTGATTAACATGTATTCTATCTTGTATTTCTTTATTCTTAAAAGGGTTATCCACTCCATATTTTTCTATAAAGGTATTCTTTGCTTTAGCTTGAACGTCTGCATTTCCGAAAGGAGATATGGATCCATACCTAGCTAAATTAGTCAGTGCCCTCTGCTTTTCAATTCTTCCTTTATTATCATTATAGTACTTTTTTACTTTTGCGTACTGAACTTCTTTACCTTTTTCATAAGAACCATATTTTTTAATATAATTTATCTCTTTAGTCTCTTGTCCTGTAAGTTTGCGTATACTAAAGTAAGTAAGTAGCTTATTTAAAGTGCCTCTAGTAATATTGTATTTCTTACATGTATCTTCTGCACCATTATCATAATAATAGATTTCTAGCTCACTTTTATCAATAGAATTAACTAAAGAATTAAATTTACGTTTAACTGAATTAGCATACGCATTGCCATATTCTAATTCATAGAGTTTTCTATTATATTCCGATGTATGCAAAGTAACTTCATGTGCAAGTAATATCTTATTTATCTTATATTTGGATAAATTAAACTTATCCACACATGATTTCATACTATGATTTTTATAATATTTAACTAGTTCTTGTTCATTTATTTTCAAACTAGAAACACTCCTCGTTTATTAATATAGTCCTATTTTACATTAAGCATAAGAAAAAAGCAAGTGGAAAAATCCACTTGCTCTTATAAAATCTGTAATTGTTTACAAAGTATTCAATTATGCTACAATCTTACCCTGTAGTAAGAGGCTTGCATTTAGAATCTTGCAATCATACATTGTACTCCCTATTGTTTTTAACATAAGTCCGTTATTTCTTATGTTGAGAATACAAACAAAGTTTAACTAATTCACTATATTTTTCTTCGTTTAATAACATATTTTCAGAAAAAGAAGCTTGAGGATAAATCCTGATATAATTTAAATTATTTTCTTTTGCTTTTTCAAATTTTAACACATCACGTCTCTTGAACGTATCATGCCACGCTAAAGGGTATTTAGCTATTTCTTCTGCACTCATATAATCTGTAGGCATCCTACCATGAGAAGGATGTGCGTTTAATTCAATGAATAAATCCTCACTTGGGATATAAAAATCACAATAAAATGGGTATCTTTCGTCTACTTTTACATCATATTCTAGCCCTGAGTATAGTTCAATCAGAGTGTTGTAGAGTTGCTGTTCCGCACTAGATCTGCATATTTGTGTTCCGTTTATTGCTCGATTATTTTTATATGTTTCTTTTTGTTTCTTTAAAGTAGTTGGATTTTCCCAAACCTTTTTGCATGCAATACTTCTTTTATTGTTTATCTTTTGTTTTTCTTCTTCTGGTAGATTGTACCAGTATGTTTGAAATAATTCTTTCTTTCGTGCTTTTGTATCTTCGGATAAATTCAGTTGTACTTCCTTACACTTAATTTTCCAATTTTGCTTTTCTTTTTCTGTTTTATTTATCCAATTAGTACGTTGTGTTAAAGCACTCTTCTCACCTATAGCAACAGACTCCTCATGAGTCCTTTTATAAGTATTATTTTTACGTGCTAATTTTAAATCTTTCTTTATATGATAGTATCTTAATAGTTTTCTAAAATCTTTTGAAGATATGCCTAAAATATTAGGTGCTTCAGTAAATTTCTTATTTTGTACTATATAAATATCATATATGTCATCTTTTGAATATAGTGTTATTAATTCTTCAATCTTCATTTCATTCTCCTCATACTTTCATATGAGTAAAGACTATATCTTCAACCTGATTATTTAGGTTGCACTCTGTTTCGAGTTCCGTTGAACTCTACTCCCTTACGGGATAGTCGTTGAACCTTTATCTATTTTATCATAGATACTTGGATGCTGATTGCCTAATCCTTTTAATTTTTAAAACATTCACGCTTGATATTGCTATCTACGTTGTAGTTTAAAAGGCTCTAAAGGTTTTCCAGCAATTAAGAGTGTTTTTGCTTATATATTACTATATAAGTGACCTATTGATAATGCTGTATGATACATTATCTTGTTAAGCCCTGAGTCTGTCCGCCATCTGCGAATCCGAGTAATTGGGTTGGGACAACTGGCATGTAAGGAGCAAAAATTCCGCAACTTGCCTGCATCGCCCCATTATTTACACCGAGGAAGAACTCACCCTCTCCAATGTTAGGTGTTACAAATACCTTAAGTCCATTTAATGTACCTGCTAGGTATGGCCCGTTAAGGTTGCTTACACCTGCTGGTGAGAATCCTGGTACAAAGTTTACTACTGGCATAACATTAGGAGCTACTACTAGGAATGTAGGAGTAAACTTCTTTGTTACTGAGTAAATTGCCATCTTGTATTCCTCAAGCTTAGCCGCAAATGATGCATAGTGATCTGCCATGCTTACGCCTGAAGGAAGTGTCTTGCTAAAGTTTGTGATTCCAGTTGCTGTTGGAGCCGCTTCTTTAAGCATATTTACGATCTCTGTGTCGATCTCGTAGGATAATTGTCCTACGGCCTGTTCTGCCAATCCATCAGCGAGGTCAAAACCGTAATCCGTCTTGGCCTGGAACTGTGCAATCTGGCTCAATTATGTTACGTATATATCGTTACTACATACTCTTTATATTTCTATAAAGTTCGGACTATATCATTATCTATTATTGTTTTATCCTTTAATAGATACCACGCACTTCGAGTTCACTCGAACTCTACTCTACTTGCTTATTCATATGTGTTTTTCTCACATACTATACTTTCGATAGTCTCTGAACCTTTCACTTCTTGTGAAGTGACTTGGCTTCTGATTGTCTACAGCTTTACCTGTTTAGATTTTCCAGAAATTCACGTGGTTATTCACTAGCTATTTATTAAATCACTGTTATATAATGCTAAGTAATTTAAATTATTATCTTTTGCACATTTTTGTTTTCTGACGTCTAAATCAGTCCAAACATATATTGCATTTTCATAATACTTTGAATCTTTACTTTTCCATTTAAATAATAAATCTTGATGCTCACTTTTGGTGCTATCAAATGGCTCTTCTCCATGAGTCCAGTGTGCATTTACTTCTATAAATAAATCTTCTGTCTTTACATAAAAATCACACCTATATGGATATCTTAATTTGTCAAAATATTGCTGTATAATATTTTCCTCGCCATATTTTTTGACTAAACGCTCGTATACAACACGCTCTGCTTTAGAATTAACTGTCTTACCCCAGCTATTATTCTTTTTCATAGTGTTATATCTACGTTGTTTTAATTCTAATGATTGGTGTGCCTTACTTATTTTCTTTTTTGTCTCCTCTGTTTGTGGGTGACCTTTAATTTTTAACCCTTTACACCAACTTCCACACCCTTTATGGTTTTCACTAGCTTTTCGCATCCGCTCATCGGTCTCTTTAGTTAGTCCTTTATTCCATACTGGGTTTGGGTTTAATGCACCCATATTAGAGACACCGTATCGCTCTAAAATAGTCTGTGCTGACTTTGTAGTGTTTCGTAAAACTCTAGGATCTTCCTTTGTCAACCCTTTGTTCCACGGAATAATATGACGATCTTTCATGGTTTCACATCTTGCGTTTACATATTTTGCAACTCGTTCATCAGTTTCTTTGGTTAGTCCCTTATTCCACGGAACCTTTTTCCAATGAGTGCCCGAATAGAACCCTTCAGGTACCTCATCAGTTGGCTTAAGTCTTATTGTTTTCACACCGTTTGTATAGTATTTAAGTTTTTTAGATTTATTATTTCCTTTTGTACTCATTATATTTATTGATTGTTTATATTAGCTAGGCTACTGCCTTTTAATAGTAAACCGAGATTCTTCTTGCTTTAGCAACTAGTCCAATATTCTTTAGCTCTGCTTTGAGTGTTGGGAGAGTTTCCTGTGGAATTTGTACATTATTATACTTGTATGCCATTCTTCCCTTAACAGCATCAATCTTACCGTCTGTTCCTACGTTAACGTAAGTTACAGTTCCAGAACCATCAGCAATTAACTTAGCATCATACTGCTTCTTGTCTGCTGGGTTAGTGAATGCACCCTTTACGATAGGTCCAAA